GTAATAATCCTGAGTAAGTCATTTTCGTCGATTCTTGCATTTCCACCGGCTATCCCGGCACACATTCCGATTACTGTACGGTATGTCGCATTAGATGGCGCTTTCCGAATCTGAAAGTCCGCATTTGGAAACATTGCATCTCCAAGAGTGATTCCACATTGCTGGCAGCATTCTGAGAGCAGTTCCTTGACTGTACAAGGAAAAGACAGGTTAGAATCATATGTCTTATCAGCATTGTGCATTTTATCTAAGAGAGAAAGACTTATTTCGCTCGCCGTTGCAGGCTTTTTCGACACAATGTAAGTACCTCTCTTTATAGCTTCTATCCTGTCGGATAACTGCACATTGAGAAAGATAACAAACCTTGCGGCGTTAAAATTATATCCGTCAAAGCGCCCGTCATCATTTACCAATGATAAACTTGCCGTTTTTTCTATTGCTACACCCACCGGGAAGTCCCCAGAGTCTGCTGAATCTACGAGACTATTTCCAGACAGATAAAAGTCTTTTTTGCCTAGCTTAAGAGTTGTACCATTTGACAATGTAACATTTGCTGTCACGTAATAATTTCTGTTTGTAAGAGATTCTTTCTTCAACTGAGTAGATACATTTATCAAATCGGCTCAATCCTCCTTACATTAATAGACAAATCCGTCCACTTTTCTTCCCCGTCTTTCAAAGTTTGCGCAGCCATATTAAAATTTGATGCGTAGAATGTTCTGTCTATCCATCTTCCCGGAACAGTTGGGTCTTTGTGGTGGAATGTAAATTGGCTCTTGTTAAGTACAGTATTTAGTATGGTTGCTATTTCAGCCCATGTAAGCTCGCCCCATTGCATGTCATACCCACCAATTGTTCCCATTGGTGTATTGTGCATAATCAAATCCTGACTTCTTTTAGAATCTTCCGTAGAAGTGGTTGCGAACACCGGCTTGTAGCTGTCCGGTGCTCTTATAACAACGTTGTCTATCTTGAATTGTTCCTGCGCCATATTCTTCTCCTTACGCTAACTCAAATGGGTTCTTCCCATTCCGGTTTCTTCTCATTTCAGCTTCACTGATAATAATATCTAACAGTTTTCTGCCAGATGCATTAACTGTAACATTGTAGGTATTTCCATCTCCCTGCCCTTTTCCTGACTCTTCCCGGACGATCTGACGTAACAGACTTTCCGGTGCTTCCAGGTTATTGCCTTTCTTCTGGTCACCTAATACCGCAAGGAATTCGCTTCGTGGTGGAATAACTGCGCCACTGGCCAGATATGGGATAGTTCCGATACGTGGAAATGTTGCATGAAATCCAATAGTCTTTGAACCAAACGGTGTTGGAACGGTCCAGGGTCCAAAGGAAAATGCAGATTCAATTCCACCAATTGCATTATTAATCATCCCAACTGCATTATTAACAATGCTGATTGCCTGATTAATCGGAGCTTTAATAAAATCCACAATGCCTTCAAATGCAGATCTGACTGCATCTCTGGCGGCATTAAACTTATTAGTGATAGCATTTTTTATCGCTTCTACTTTATTAGATACGAACGTAGCTACGTTTTCCCATGTTTTTGATGTCTTGTTCTTTACGCTGTCCCATACGCCTACAACTTTAGTTTTAATTGCATTAAATACTGTGCTGGCTGTGGATTTAAGAGAGTTCCAAAGGCCAGAAAGTGTCTTTTTGATTGCGTTCCAGATTGTTGAAGTCAATGCTTTAATTGCATTCCAAGCAGTGCCGATGATGCTCTTTATTATACTTAACGCGCCTTTTGTTACGGTTTTAATTATCTCCCACGCACCTGACACAACATCTTTGATAAAACTCCATGCTCCATCCGCAATCTCTTTTATTCCCTGCCAAGCCAGTTCCCAGTCTCCTGTGAAAACGCCTACAAGGAAATCAATGATTCCGCTCAGAGTGTCTGCTACATCACCAATTATTTTAATTAATGATTTCATAACTTTTATTGCTACGGTGCCTACAACGTTAATTATTTCTGCCACGACCGGAAGCAAATTCGCGATTATCCAGTTAATCAAAGGCACTAATACCGACTCCCACAGAAGTTTCAGAGAATCAATGAGTTTTCCGAGGAATGTTTCTATCTTTAAAATCGCATCCCCTAATGGTCCCTCTAATAGCCCTTTGAACTGTTCTGCCAGTCCTTGCAAAACTGGAAGAACATAGGTGTTGTATCCAGTTATCAGAGTCTCAAATATGCTTGATAATCCATTCGCTATAGAATCAAAGAACGGCTTTACGTGTTCATCGTATAACCTCGATATTGCGTCACTAAGGTTTTGAACAACTGTTAAGACCCCACTTGTTACAGTTTCTATTACTCCGAGGCTACCCTCGATTGCGGACTTTAAAATGTCCTTGTTGTCGATAAAAGGCTGCGCAATCATGTTAAGGATATCTCTGCCAAGTTTTGCAGCCGTTTCTGTAAGAACCATTCCGATTTCAGCAAAGATTCCGATTAAATCCGCAGTAATCTGCTGTGCGGTTTCTCCACTAAAAACTGAGAAAACATCTGCGAAGGCGACTGCAAGATTCCCTGCGATTTGCGAAATTTCAGAGCCGATATTGAACATATCTATCAGATAGTTCTTTATTCTTTGCGTGTTCTGCTTTAAAAACTTTTCAATTCCGCCTATAATGTTTTGCGCAATTGTCAATCCAATTCTGGCAAATGAACCGGCAACTTGTCCAATTGCATATGCAAATGAATCAAGAAAATTATTTGCTGCTTTAGTAACTTCTGAATCAGTAAAGATATCCTTTAAAGATTTCCATATGGAATCGAGATCCTTTTTTATTCCGTCAAAAATTGGCTCGTAATCTCCTAATCCATCCCAGAATCCTTTTGCGATTAACTTAGCCAACTGTTTAAATCTGTCGATTATCTTTTTTAGCGGTTTTGACATTTTATCAAGAACTGTCTCACCCTCTGCCAACTTTCCATAATCAACATTTTGTACAGCATCTTTCATCTGATCTGCAAGTCCGCCGGTTGCGCCCGGTACTTTTGACGATGAATCTGTGCTTTTATCCGTTGAGTAATTATTTATTTCGTCAAGAGGACTAAGATATCCTTTTGCCGCCTTAGTAGCTTTCTTAGTTGCATCTGCTGTATCATTTGTCGCATCTGCCAGCTTTTCGGCATTGTTGGCAGCATCTCCATATTGGTCTGCCGTATCAGCTATTGCATCTGTTCCGACAAGACCTGCACCACTTGCGCCTGTCTGGCCAGATGATTTCTTTCCGGTGATTAATTCCGTAAATGACTTGAAGGCATTTGCCAGAGTTGCTAACTTACCGAGCAAGATATTAATAACTCTCAAAACGGGAGTGAAGAGATTGATTAATCCCTGTCCGACTGTTGCCTTGAGAGATTGTAACTGTAACTGCATCACTCTGACCTGGTTCGCCCATGAGTCAGATGTTCGAATGAAATCACCAGATGCGGCAGACAGCTGTTTCTGTACAAAAGCCAAGCGGAGAGCCACTTTCTCCTGTTCAGTCATGGCGGATGTGGTTTTACCATAGCCATTTGCCAGCGCGAACTGGTCAAGCGCCGACTGGGTCATTACCACACCGAGGTCCTTGAGTGTTTCCGTTTCACCTGTAAACACTGATTTCAGTTTGATATAAGCCAAGTCCTGACTGATGTTGTAGAATGATGCTACATCACCAGTCAGCTGCGTTAGAGCCGTTGACATGTCGTAAGCCTGTGCTTCGGAGAATCCGAACGACTTAGACATTGCTCCGAACGTTCCAACATACCTTTTTGCCATTGTCTCTGACAGTCCGGCAGAGGTCATGGCATTCTTTGCAAATTCATTGACCTTATCAGACATGGTTGTAAATGTAACATCAACCACGTTCTGGACTTCTGTCAGATTAGAACCAAGTTCTACGCACTCTTTCCCAAACTGGGCCAGTTTCCCAATTGCGAATGCTCCGCCAATCAGTATGCCTATTTTTTTTACTACGCTGCCAAGTCCGTTAAAAGACTGCCTGATTGCTGATACGCCGTTTTGCACACCTGATGTGTCCATCCTAGTATCAATAATGACTGAGCCATCAGCAGCCATGTGTCCACCTCCTAACTATTTGAGGTTCAACATCTCATTCAGCTTATCTTTATAAGCTTGCTCCTCGTCGCTGAGACGTGTTTTTATGTCAATTATGTTTTTATTCTCTTGATAGAATTTCTTTTCCCATTTATCGAACTTTTCGCCCTTTGCTTTTTTTGACCGGATTCCAACTACGGTGTTGAACAGGCACTCGCCAGATTCCATAAAGTATCCAAAAAACGTCCACCAGTGCATATAAGGTACTGATCTGATTTCTTTACCAGCAACCTTGTTTACAGCCGGCACGATCATATCTCCATCCTGTTCCCAGTCCATCAAACGGGGTTTGGGCTTATTCGGGCTATCGTCAACTTGACCACAGTCAATAAACTCACAAGCTTTTTGACAAGCTTCTGTAAGATGTTCCGGGGATATACTTTGCCAGTCCTCAAACAAAATCTGTAACATAACTACCGCTTTCGCTTGTTCGTCCAATTCTGGGTCATTCATAGCGACCAGAATATCAATAATTACTCGGAAATCCGTTCTGATAGAAAAATCCACCCCACTGATATTTAGTGAGGTGGGCAACTCATAGGCGGTCATTTTGTATACTTCTCCGTGTACTTATTGACTACTTCCTGCATTTTTTTCTTTCTCTTTTCAATTTCCGGAGTAAGTGCTTCATTGATTTTGTCCAGAACGATATAGGCAAACACCTGACCATTTCCAAAAACAGTTGTTGCGGTAATTGGTTCTTTGAATAAATCCTTAGATGCTTCGTATCCGAGCATATAATTGATTTTGTCCTCGATCTGCTTATTAATCTCCGCCATCTCTTTACTAGAAGAAACATTTTTAACAGATTCCTGAGCCTGCTCAAAGAAAGTTTCCAATTCTTCCGCTCTTGCTGCAACGTTAATGTCGGTAGGGTTCAGTTTGAATGAAGAAAACACTTCACCCTGTTTGTTTGTAAATGTGAAAAGAAGAAATCCATCATCAATGTTTGTGTTAATTGTTTTTGCCATTTTCTATACCCTCCTAGTAATCATTCGCTGTCAGCTGTGAATGTGCCGGAACTGATATCAAACTTTCCTTTTACACGTTCGCCGGTATAATTGACGGTAAATGGAATCTGATATCCAGATGTGTCACCGCCGTAGGAAGTCGGCACAACGTAACAGTCCTGCTGATATGCTTCATATTTCCCTGCTGTGGCTTCTGTCCAGAGATGAACCTCAACTGCTTTTGTTTTGAGGTTGTCGTCTTTGAGACGTCCATCTACGATCTTCTGTAATGCTGTGAACAGATTAGAGGTGGTGTCTGCATAGAACGGATCAGCATCAGAAGAAACTTCGTAGCCGTTATGTTTAAATGTGGATTCTCCAAGAATGTTTTTAGATGTTTCGGTGTCTGGATTGAGTTCTACATTGTACTCTTCCAGATCTTTCCCAAGACGCTCATATTTCGGCGTCAGCCCCCCACAGAGAGAACCTGCATCGATGTAATGAGCCATATATTTACGGTCAATTTTTCCTGTAACTGGCATAGAAATGTCCTTTCTGCCTATAACTTTTAAAAGGCTGTGTAGGTTAGCGACTATCTCATATTGATAGCCGGTTGTTACTTGTTATATTACCTCATAAGTGTTTTCGTAGCGTACTGACAATGGCAATAGCCAATCCTGTACGCCACTTTCCTGTGGCTCTAAACCATAGGAGTTATCACGGGTGATACGTTTTATCACTCGCCCCTGCGAAAGCTCGGGAAACGCATTTAAGCGTGTCTCAGAGCCGTTTATGACAACTGGTTCTCGGCATATCCATTTACCGAGATTGTCAAGGAACTTCTGAACAGATAGTTTCTGTCTCTCCTTGTCGGATGCTGTGCGGTACACCACGTAAAATGGGTACTGGCATACCTGATGCATTACGCCACAAACATCTTCTTTTTCTGAATAGATCAACGCCCCGTTGTCTGCTGAGAACGCAATTCCAGATTCTTTGCCAAGCTCCTCAAATTTGATTGTTTCATTTTCGTATAGCCCCGGATACTGGTTTAGAAGTGCTTTCATGGCATCTGTCAGAATCTCATATCCAGTTGCATCTTTACCGATAGGTTTATCTGCCATGTCTGCCGCCTCCTGCCTGTGCTTTTACTTTACGAATCCATGTGTCACCGTATTGTCGTTTAGCAGCATCAAACCACTTTGCCTGTGCCTGTGGGTGAGCTTGTTTGGTGTATTCAAGATTTTCCTTTGCGGCTGTCCGGCCAGAAAACTGACTGACGAGAACTTTCTTTGCTCCACGTCTCGCGTAGGGACTTCCAGTTGCTTCATCAACCATTCCTTTCCCCTCGTACAGAAAACGCCCATAAGGAGCCGCCGCCGCACATACTTTCCCAGTTCCTTGCAAGGATGTACTCTCAACTCTTGTCCGGTTAATGAAGTCTCCTGTAATCATCGGCATAAACGGAACCATACCGTCCATAACCATTCCATCAAGAAGATACTGGGCTTCTTGGTATTGTCTGGAGAACCTGTCCATATTCAGCTTGATTTTCATATCTCCGTCAACTATGGAGAATCCTTTGAAATGATGAATTTTGCTCATATTACTTACCCAGAATCTCAAAATGTGGAATCAGTGTATACGGACCACCCACACTGGTAATCTTGAATACGTTGTCCTTATTCTCATTCATGTACTGGTAGAATCCATTCCGATAATCACTGTCAGATACCGTTCCACCAGTCCACTCACCTTCCCAGAAGAATGACTCATCTGAGAATGTGATAGTGTCTTCTAGAGCGTTATTAATCTGCCTTTTCCACTCTTTATGAGGCACCCATGGAAGAATCTTGCCGTCCTTGTCAGCAATGATTATATCACCGTTCTGGACAGTGTATCGAACGTGCAACTGTGCGTTGTCAGTTGCGTCTGGTCCGTACTTTTTAAGGATTGCTCCTTTGTCAGTAATGAGGTCAACGCCGGATAAAACATGAGGATACCAGTACGCATCTCTTGTCGTGGCACTTTCGTAATAGTTGAAAAGTGTAATTTTAGATGAATACATGATACCCTCCTATCCTTCACATATTGCTTTTGAAAATCTATCAGAGAATGATTTTATTCGGACAATATTGCCTTTGCACTCTTCCGGCATTTTCCCGTAAAAGATAATGCTTTCTGGGTGCAACTTCTCAATCATGGCATCGTAACCAGAAAGAAACAGTTCTTTCTTTTTCTTTCCATTCATACAACCAACAGAAGATACTGCAACTGTTCCACCCTTTGGCTCCCCATCGAAACACCAATCGTAAGAATCCGGTGTGCTCCATGAGATTGTTGGAATCACACGGCAACCATATTCTTGGAGATATGCACCTATCCAGTGCTTGCGATAATGGTTGTATATCTGGATGACTTTAGGAAAATCGGTGTAGGTGCTAAAATCTGGTGTTAGAATGTACCGGAATTTGCTCAGCTTGTCCACGTACCTGTCTGGGTTTCTCCATAGCACATCGAATTGGTAATCATCTAAGAAGAAATGAACAGCTTTCTCTTCTGGATTACTGCATTTTCCTCTGGCGTAATTGAATCCGACAAATTCGCAATTGCCCTCGAATAATTCCGATTTTATCCGTGGTATACCGTATTCGCCGACACCAGGGAAGATGCGGCGGTTCAGATTTTCGTAAGCTATACTTGTCTCTCGGTTTGCCATAGATTACTTCTTTCCGCTTCCAAAGAACCATGAATCAAAGTTTTTCATTCTGCGCTTTCTGGCTCTGTCATAAGTGGTGGTAGTACGGCTTGTATCGTGCAAAGCACTTGTATCGCCTTTTTCAGATGCCTTTGAAAATTTGTGCATTTCATCTCTCATGGCTGTACTGGCATTGACTAATTTTCGATGCTCTATAGCAAGCCTTTGATTTTTAAATAACGCCTCTGCACTTCCAAGTTTTGCGATTTTCCTTTTACTCTCACTTAATCTGTCATTTATATAATTCATTGTCTTCACTGCTTCGCTCTTTGTCTTGATTGACTTAAAGTAGCTAGTGTTTTCTGAATTAATGACCTTCTCGAGTTTACTGTCTTTTTTAACAGTTCCGTTTCCCCTTAAAGCATCGCTTTTCTTTGAAGAATTAAAGTACACCTTCGCAATAAGCTTAGAAACCGGCTTCTCGTTACTTAACCCACTACTTCCACCACGTCCACCCATAAAATCACTCTTTCTGCACTGTCTGCTTAATAACCTGATTCACTCCGGTTGCCGACAATCCGTTAAACATACCGACTGCAACTGCTGTGATATAATCCGTTGCCGGGAAATCCGGGATAACTCCCATTCCGACTGCTCCGAGAATTCCACCAATAACCGCCATGATTACTGGAATCCATTCGTCAGAGATTCTCTTTGATGCTTTGCAGCCCATTCCTACAATGTAGCAGATCATAACGATTGCTATACATGAGCCTAATGTTGAAATGTCCATATAATCACACTCCTGCATATAATACTGGTATTCCATTATCCGTCCTTACTCCCATCAGAAGTGGTAAAGCTGTCTTTAAGAGCAAGTCGTTCGTTTTTTGTGCATCTCCGGCGACGGCATACACTGCACTCCACTCTTTTGCACTCGCTCCAATCTGCTGAGGTGTTGCGTAAGAGATGGATTCACTGCCGGATGATACAGATGTTACAATGCCTGTTGAGATGTTCCCGACATTTATGTCGGTTACATTTGCCGATGCCTGATTGATTGCATTCTTTTCAGCAAGCTCAATCTGATACATTAATTCAGCCAATGAACAGACTGCCTTCTTAATGCGCTTCTGTGAGCGTTCATTTTCTGGCAGTCCGTCCACCAACCTGTCAAACGTCATTGTGTCTACAAAATCACTGGCTCTTTCTGCCAGCCGTGGAAAGTCAGCTTCTGGCACGACATTGCCGAATGATTCTGTATAGAATTTATAATCTGCATAAGCCATGCCAGTTACCTCCTGAGATCATCATTTTGCTGTTACAGTCGCATGTCCGGCACTAAGTGCCTTGTAGGTGCTGTCACACTCAACCACCGTGATAACCTGCCCTGTTGCTGCTGTAATATCGGATTCGCCATCCCATGCGCTCCAGTTCTTCACATTCTGTCCGTAGTCTACGGCAGTCTCAGAAGATGCAACTTTGTATTTATATGCATTCCCTGCGTTTGCTTTTGCCGGAGTAATGGTTACTTTTGTATCTCCACTCTTACTTCCTGCTGCGGAGTTTACAGTGAGGGTTCCCAGTGTCTGAGTTGTGTCGATAGTTCCGACAGCAACAGCGTCAATATATTCTGCAAAGAGGGTAAGCCCCATGATTGCGAATGATTCAGACACTGCTGTGTGGTAATTGCCCTGTGTATGGAATCCGATCAGATTTGTTTCACCGGATACAGTATATACAAGACCCGCTTTTGCGAAATCAGATTCGTTCGGGTCAACATAGTACAGAACGATATTTTCAGCAGGTGTAGCGATTACTGTTCCTCTCGGAATTTCACTGTCAGACAGTAAGAAAATCGTATTGAATCCCAGGAAGTCTTTCACATACTGGAAGCCGAACTGGTTCTGAATAGAAATCCCAGCTGCTCCGATATACTCGTACACGTCCAGAATATTTACAAACCCAACAACGCCAGTTACATTTCTATGCATTTGTTTGAATTTGTTTTCTACACGACCTTTAGCCATTGCCAGAGCCATCTGGAAAGTGGTTTCCGTGAATGAGAGAGTACCTGTTTTCAGATAGTTGTAAAATCTTTCAGTAACATTAGTCTGAAGCTGGAAGAGGAATTCATCATCGGTCATCTGAACAGCGTTCTCGTAACCGTGATCTTTGATTGCTTCGATAGATACAGCCTTTGCGTATTTCTCGATAGTCATTTCTGCATAGGGTTTTTCTTTTACAACGAATTTGCTGTAAGGGATTTCCTCACCTTCACCAACATTTCCGTTCTGTAATGTACCCTCTGCATATTTTGATTTAAGAACCGCTCCGGGCGTCTTTTTGATTGGACGCATGATACCAAGTATTTCACGTAAGTGTTCCCAGTTTCTTTCGAATCTGGTAACAAAATCAATCTCACGTGCTTTTACCTGAATATCATTTGTCATAATAAGATTAGCTTTTGCTGCCATATAAAAAATCCTTTCTACCCATAATTGTTAAGGTATTGGGTTAGCGGCTATACTCTGATGTATAGTCGGTGTAAAAATCACTGGAATAACTGGATGTTCTGAGCAATTGCGGCCTGTCTTTCGGACGGGTCTTTGATTGCTTCGATATCTTTCTTTGTCATGCTTCCCGGTGTCCACTGCTGTCCAACATGCGTTGTAAATCTTGCCTGATTCTGCTGAGCCTGCTGCTGAGATTCATCTACAAAAGCGGATGCGTCAGACTGCTTCATCTGTTCGATCAGGTCATTTAATCCAAGGATTTTACCATCTTTCAGCTTAAGACCTGCTTCTTTAATGTCTGCCATAACAGACTTCTTTGCAGCTTCACTTGAAAATTTAACATCGTCGAGTGCCGCTTTCAGAGCATCTGAGAAATCACGGTCGTAGATTTTTGCATTGAATTCTTTCTCTGCATCTGCCGCTTTCTGTTTCCAAGTCTCTAACTCGCTTTTAATATTTGTCGGGTCGATACCATCAAAGCCTCTTAAGGTTTCCTCTGCTGTCTCAGCGCGTTCTTTCCAGTTATCGCGTTCACCCTCGACTTTCGACAGAGTTTTCGCCACTTCCTTTGTATTCTTGTAATTCTCAGAAAGTGCTTTCTTTACATCTGCCTGTTTATCCTCCGGGATTTCAATTCCAAATGATTTTAATGTATCAATAAGTTTCTGCATAACATCCTCCTGGTCGTGTTTATTGACCTGCCGCCGCAGGTAAATGGATTAAGCCAGTTAGACCACTGGCGAGGTAATCGGAAAGGCAGGAATCGAACCTACGGCACATAGCTTACAATGCCATTGCTCTACCACTGAGCTACATTCCGTACCGCCTATAACGGCCAGCCTTCTGAAAAGAAACTGGGGTGAATTTCACTTCTTTCGCTATAGCGTAAATCCACCTGAGACATAGACCACCTGTATACAAACAGCTTAACTCTAAGCGGATTAAAGCGGAGCGCCCGGAATCGAACCGGAGACCAGAGTGCGACTCTGTCAGTTTTCCACTAGCGTACATTCCACATAACCCGGATTCCCGGGTTAGCAAGGTGTTTAACGTGTCATGCCTGCCACGAGTTGTTTCGGATATTTATTTCTTTTTTAAAAGAAAAGTATGAATAACAAAAACCTTAATCAAGGAGGTGAGCCATCTTGCGTGCCAGATGGCAAATACGCACGACAGGATTCGAACCTGTTCAACTTTCCGTTAAAGCGTGCGTACCAGCTACTAAATTAAAGAAAGGAGGATTAAAACGAAAATGTCAAAAACAACCGTTTTACTTGTGCTTCCTGCTGCACAATTACATTATAACAGATTTCTTTTAACTACCTCTCTACCACTTTTGTGTTTTTAGAGCATATCACGGAGTTTTTCTACGTATCTCTTGACAAGATCACGTTCTTCCCGGCACTCTGCATCCTTGGACATATCACTCATTTCTGTTGTGAGTTCGTCAAGATGTTCTTCCAGAGCGGCAAGCATCTTTCTTTTGCAGTCCTCAGACTTGCCGGAACGATAGCTCTGTTTCTGTGTCATATAGTCGTCATAAGCATCTCGTCCGTCAGAGCGGCTGTAATGTCCTCTAACATAATGCTCACCACGTCTGGCATAAGAACTGCCCCGGTCGTAATCCGGCATCATTCTGCCATCATTTGAGCTGTATCTCCCCATGCTGTCACGCTTTCTTCCACGTTCACTGTAATCGTCATTGTATCCGCCACGCATCTCATCAAGGACAGTGTTGTAGTACTCTACTTTCTTATCCCAGTACTGCGTATTCTTGATATCTTTGTACATATCAATCAGTTTGTATGTCATTTCCAGATTTCCAGTGTTTAGCCCATTATCAGCGATTTTGGACAGTTCATCTTCGATTCTTGCGCATAAGTCTTTAATATCTCTCATAATCACACCTCCTACGCTTCTCTGGTCACGACAATATTTGCGTTCGCAACAGATATTGCCTGATCGCTTGTATTCTCTACTGCGATATTAGCGCAGCATCCGCGAGGAACGTCAATATAGATACCTGCGGACACATTATTGTACTGATTTACTGCTGCCGGTGTGGAAATCATCTGAGAAGAAAGAACCGGCTCACCAGAAATTGCAATAGCCAGAGAAATAGCTCCGACAGTACCGCCTGTTAAAATTGCGATATTACCGGAAAAATCCACGAAGAATCTCGCTTTACACTGATTAGTCAGTCCTCTCAGTGTAATAATTCCACTTCCCTCTCTGTGCTGAATGCAGTTAGAACCTTTAATTGCTGTGTTTGAAAATACTACGTTTCCATTTGCTGCTACAGTCTGAGCAGCTACATTTGTAAATTCTGCCATAAAAATACTCCTTTCATATCACAAAAGGACAGGTTTCAGCCTGCCCCTCTGTGTAATACGGCAAAGCCGACATTCGAATCAATCGAAAGATACTCTCGATATGAAGTTATCAGCAATTACATCCGGTGTTGCATCCGCATCCACATCCGTAATATGTGTTCGGGTTAGGAACCTGATATGCCGGAATCGGTGCCGGATTAATCGCGTTAATGAGCTGCTGTGTCTGTGAAGCCATTGCAGTTGTGAGAAGTGCACTCTGGCGATCCTGAGAAGCAGCGCGTCTGAGGTCATTGTTTTCAGCCTGAAGAGAAGAAATCTTTTCGTTGCAAAGATAGTCAAGAATGGCTCTTGTTCCAGCATTCTGGCTGTCAATAATGTCTCTTGTGTTGCTATTCATGGTGTTCTGGATTGCGCAAGCGTTGGTGGCCATATCATATCTGATCTGTGCCTGTCCCGCCCTGTTGTCGCAGCAACACTGAGCTAACTGAGACTGCAATGCGTTTGTATTCTGCATATTCGCTACAGTATCGGCATTAATAGCCTGCTGAATGCCGAAGCCAGTCTGCATGATGTTGGTGTTAATTCCATTGAATCCGGTAAGCATACCGTTGTTCACTGCATAGAATCCATCACAGAGACCATTGTTGATTCCGTCAAGCTTGCTAATTACTGCGGAGTTATCGAAACCTCTCTGAATGTCCGCCTGAGTAGCTGCTGTGGCTGCATATCCGCCGCCGTTGCCATTATTGCCCCAGCCGTTGTTTCCCCATCCGAAGAAAGCAAAAATGAATAAAACAATAATCCACCAGCTACCATCTCCACCAAACATGCCGTCATTATTTCTGCCATTTCCAGTAGCAGCAGCAATATCTGCTAAGCTATAATTTCCATCCATAATATAATCTCCTTTATTGTGTATTTACATCAATCTGGCCAGATTGTAATGTACTATTTCATTCCTTTCAGCATGTGTTGAAACTGTCCTGCCATCTGCTGAACTTGATTAAGCTGTTGCTGAGAAATCTTCCCAGACTGCAACATCTTCTCAACTTCTGCTTTCGGGTCTCCTTTAAAATTTTGCCTAAACTGTACAAACTGTTGTATCATCTGCATTGGCCCGTTCCCCTGCGGCATTCCACCACCAAGCGCGTTAAATAATGGATTACTCATCTGCATTTCCTCCCTTGATTGCTGATTCCTGCACGGTATTAGCCCTAACAGGTTCAGAAAAAGAATTTAATCGGTTTATGATAGCTTCGTATTTGCCCTTCAAATCGTCATATTCCTGTCTGGTGACATATTTACTGTCCATGTTCTGAACAGGCTGTTTAGGCGGCATATGAGTGCCTACCTCATGATACTCAAACGTCCGTAATGGCTGTGGCATGCCGGAAACATCTGTGGATTTTATAAAGAATTTTTCACTCTCACTGTCCATCAGTAAAACACTTGTCCCGGGTGCGACCAGATAGGATTTTGCGCCAACTTCTCCAGACACCCACAGGATACCATTATTGTTCTGTTGTGATTGCTGTACTTGTTGAGCTGGCATCTGAACAGGCTGCTGAAACTGGTTCATCTGACCCGGAACACCAAAACTATATTGATAAGGATTGTTATATAATGCCATCTTATGCACCACCTTTCTGATTATATTTTTGCATAGATGTATCAATCTAAAAAGTTCAAAAAAGTATCGAAAAAGTATTGACATACCACCAGATTGGTGGTATTATATAATCATCAAAGGAACGGAGGAAACAGAAATGAAAAAATACAACTTATCAAAAATCATGAAAAGAGCATGGGAACTGGTTAAAAAGTCAGCATTAACTATATCCTCCGGTCTTAAGAAAGCATGGGAGGAAGCGAAAACAATGGAACAAAAATTAGTTGAACTCGTCGGAAGCCCAAAACAGATTGCATGGGCTGAAGATATAAGAAAAAACATGATTTCGTATTTATCTGCTCTCGTTAGAAAATACGAAGCTGAAGACAGACCTGCTCGCGCAGAAAAAAGAGCTAAAGATATGGAGATTCTTAGCAACATCAAAGAAGCTTCATGGTTTATCGAAAATCGCAGTTATGCCGTATATTCTACAAATTATGATTCAAACGATTTAAGCGAATTAATGGCGAACCGAAATGAAATGAATTTATATGAGCGTATACATAAATATGTCAAAGAACATTGATAGAAAGGGGGACGAAATGTATGTATAAATATAATCAATCTGAATTTGAATCCATGATGGATGAATTAATGCATGATTTCAAGAAAGGCTGTGGAAAATCTGAAGCCGAACTTGATGTAGCTTACAAAATCTTAAATCCCTCTCCTGTCGGTGGGTTTGTCGACAGCCTCGTTAAAATGGATAAAGATTATAGCACGAATCTATGGGAGATCAAGCGAAAACAGATCAAAAGTTTTATACCTGAATGCGACGGATACCAGTTAGACGATATCGTGGCCTATTGCCGTGCGAAATTCTTTAAAGAAGAAGTCGATCGTATCATATATGATAATTCTATCGCTGAAGAATGTGATGTTTGTGTATATGCGGACGGTACTATATTAAGTCCGGAATGGCCATATTTATGTGCAAAAGTATATGTGAGTATTAAATGGATTGACGAAAATAAAACCACTTACACCCGTATTTTCCCATCCGCGGTAGGATTCATGTCTTACAAAACAAAAGGATCTATGGAAGATGATCTGAAGCAAAAAGAAAATATGTCCACCATGGAAATGCGTGAACACTTAAAGATATCCCGAGCAGAATTCTCAAGGAGATACAACATACCGATTAGAACGCTCGAAAACTGGGAATCCGGAAAAAGCAAATGTCCGGATTATGTGAGACAGTTGTTAGAGCGAGCTGTCTTGGAAGATTGCGAAGTGAAATAGGAGGCGTGTAAAATGATTAAGAGAGTAAAACTTGAAACCATTTACAAAATGGCTAAAGAAGATAACGAGAAAATAAAAGAACGTAAACTTTTCCCGGACGGATGGGATGAAAAAGTCTACGATTATTATAACAAATTGTCGAAAGAATCTTCCGACGTTGAAATGTTCATGGAATTTCTGGGCGGTGAAGATTCGCCGCTAGAAATGGCGTACGCATACAGGAGAAACATGTATATCATGCTATACACAATGAATGCAACAGATACGATAGCATTTGTGGATGGCGAATATGATATATTCTACATCGTATCAAAAGACGGCGACGATTATAACAGCTGGGAGTGGTGTTTCACAAACAATATTGACCCGATCAAATACAGGGGTGACGACGGAGACGAACCGGTCCCGGAATGGCTCATAAAAAAATACGAAGAACAAATAAAATCAGAATAAAAATAAGCCCCTGAGAGATAATCCCGGGGGCTTTATTGTCGTCTTAACACACTTTAATTATTTTATTATTTACCCGGCGGCTTAACCGTTTCGCCGTGGATATACTCACATTCATCTGTTCAGCACAGTATTCAAGAGTGTGTTCCTGACATCTCAGCCGGAACAATCTTTCTTCGTCCGGTGTGAAATTACACTCTAACAAGAACCTGTCTATATCTTTCTTAGTGAACACATATAATTTCATGAGCATACCCCTTACTAATGCTAACGCTGATTCTGTGCAAGATACTCCGTGAGCTTCTGCTTTGTTTTTTTTAACTCCTCGACATTATTTCCACTGATCTGGCTGTCCAACATGGTTGATAACACTTCCAGGATTAATGAATCTCGTTCTGCGATTCTCCGAAGACTTTCATAATCTCGTCTATCATGTTCTTCCAGTGTCTCTACTCGCTTATTAAGTCGAAATGCCGGAGTAATCCATTTAAAAATTACGGCTGCCGCCCCTCCGACAATGGACACCCCTCCGCAGATTGAAAGGAATATTTGTACAAATTCTGATATGCTCATTTAGCTACTCCTTTTCCCAGTAATATACCGGGATTTCATTACCGCTATCCCATGTATCGAAATATTTGCCCTCTTGTACTGTCACCACATGACCATCTATGCAGAGGATGTATGTGCCTGTCGGATGGTCTGCGCAAAAGTCGTTGACTGTATAGATATATCGTTCTGACTGTTCAATTAGCTTACGTCTGTACCCACGTTTATAGAGATACGCGCCCCAAACGTAATTAGCTGATGGCATATCCGACAGAGCACACGCCTGTATCATTAATCCGGCGAATACTGTTTCCCAGTCGAACCCGGTTGCTTTACATATTGCCCGGACAGCACAATCTCCGACTCGATTCCCGGCAGGATTCGGATTGTAATACTCCCATCTATCCATCAGTCAATCCCCTTTGCTGTTTTATATCTCTTTGCCGCTCCTCTGGCTTTTGCGGCGTTCTGGCGGTTCCACTTAGCAATCATAAGCCGGTCTTGTAGTTCCCTCAGGTCATTCCGTTTGCAGTAATCTTTGTATGCAGCATTTTGTTTTTGGAGAAGATAAGATTTTCGGTCAAGGTCTTGTTGGAGTGCGAATCTTGTCTGTTCATCCTTACAGTTATCAACCGCCGCTTGCATTCCGAGAACTTCTCTCTTTGTCTTTCGGATTCTTCGCTCATAAGCACGTTGCTGCTGTTCTTTTTCGTACTGTTTTCCTTTGTCAGCTTTATTCTGTGCTGATAATTCTGCATAGGGATTGAATTCTCCATCACTGGCTCCAAAACTATGCCGACAGTTGACCCCTGACAGTCCACTTGCCGTTCCGTATCCGGTCAATGAGAACGGTGGAAATTTCTTACTCTTGCCAGAACGAGAATATATCTTGCCTTGCCACCATGAGTGATTTCCGGGGTTTTCACCACCGTCGCCCGTTCTGGCTCCTATGTGCGCACTGACCAGAACTAAATCCCAGTCCATTTCTTCCATACGTTTTAGGGATATATCTCCTGTAGCCTGCGCCACACCAGTTCTAACAGAACGTGCTATTGCTGTTTCAATCGTGTCTTTTCTGCCAGATGGATATGTGACAGTAACACCATCACTCACAACGTTATTAACTGCCTCTTTGATGGCTTGCGTATACCCAACTGCCCCAGCCATCACATGATTATATGCAAGGTCGCATTGCTCGATATAGAGCTTCTGAGCGGCACTTGCGGTTGTTCTTGTAAAGTTCTTCCATTCGCCCATAGTTGCAAGCATATTTCGCTCCATGAGCCTTATCATAGCCGGGGACTGTTCGAGCGGTACAGGGCTTAATCCTGCCGCCTTGTATATCTTGTCATCGTAGTTCATTGCAGTGATTCCGGCATCTTCAAACGCTTCAAGAAGTTCCTGCTGTTCGCGTTTGGTGTATCTGGATAGTTCTGTCAGAATGTCCTCTAACAGTTCACCGGATTCCTGTAGTGTTCTGATTCTCCACGCATCGGCATTGGTCAGAATATAGTCCTCACCTCTGCCGATTCTTGCCATCATCCGTGACACGATCTCAGAGATGATATACTGATGTAGTTCTTCGGCGATCTGTTCACTGCCCTCTGTTATCCGGCGTAAATATTCTGGACTAAGTATAGTATATCACCTCTTTCGATAAAAGTCGTGGTACATGTTTTTGGTTTTTGCTGGTTAACTAAAGTTGTCAGTATACACATTTGGAACATCATTATTATTGATGTTCAACATATGGATATTATTGGCTCTTATATTCAAATCACCAGTATTGCCTTTGATAGTTACATTCTTTGCCATTTTTGTTAAAGGACTGCCAGACGAATTAACATACATACTAGATGTATCTAATACTGGGAATGCATCTATAAACATTTCATCAGAATCTACACTACAACTAAGCATATTGTCGAGAATACTGATATTCATACAATTATATCGTTGTTTATCAGAAATACCGTTAAACGTTGCCCATGTAGCAGTATTACCCCATCTTACACTTCCACATTTTATTATTCCATCAATTATTTCCGTCTCCTGTTTGAAAATATTCCCCTTGACTGATACATTTCTTGCACAAGAAACTTCTATCGCCCGTCCTAAAACATTGTGGAAAATGTTGTTTTCGATTTTTATATTATCGTACCAGTCAACCACATTATTAATCAAAGTTCCACCAAAATGCATTCCTACTGGTCTGTATAAGTAACAATTATCTTTTCCACTTGGCTCAAACACGCAATCCTTTATAACAACATTTTTTGTACACTCGTTATGCCCGTTTTCGGTACAAATAGATAGATTAATTCCGCTTGCTAGGTCAATTTGTATCATTTCAAAATTTCCGTACTTATTCGGTTTTTGTGATGGATTAAAAAATGTACCTCTGAATGTACATCCTTGTATTAATATATTTTTTGTTCCTGATATATCAAATAGGTGATTGTTCTGCATTAATTCGTCAAAAGTAGCATTTATAATAGTCACGCCACCCATTTTTGTTAATTGAAAACCTGTGCTTATACTGTCTCCAGAAACATCAAAAGATCTTGTAGTTGTCCAATGGCCGCCGATTATTTTAAATGTGCCTAAAGAATAAGGTGGAATATCCGCCCCAGATATGTTAAATGTTGTATAAACCGGGCTGGAATTAATAATCATTTCTACACCATCTGCACATCTAAAAGTTATATTTCCCTTTTTATGATTAATAGGATTAGAAAAGAGATACTTCCCTTTTGGAAAATAAATCTCAACATCGTCCACTTCCAATTTATTTATAAGCATTTGCACATCCCTAGACACGTCTGTATTCCCGGTATTGTCAACAAGCAATGAATGTATATTTTTTTGTGTAAACCCATCAATAACACTTAATATTGTTAAACTCATTTTTTTAATATAACATACATCGGACGATTTTTTAGCATACATACGGAGATACGCATATTGTTTTCCAAACTTTGGATATACAACCGTTGAATAATGTTCCTTAACCACAACATTAATATTCTGTACAGCGGTCTTACTTTCGTCACATAAATATGTTTGATACGAGCCATCTGATAGTGTCGGGAAATAAAACAACATTGTGTCACCTTGGCTATATAAATTAAGTGGAATGAACCAAGTATGCTTTGCATAGTATAATTCGGTTTTGACAGTCTCAAGTGTTTTTAAAAAATTATCACCATATATTGTTTCTGTTACATAACCTATATCTTCCTTCAGCGAACCAGTTTCCTCTTTCAACGACGCAACGTCCGTCTTGTTCTGCTCAATCTGCTGCGCCTGTTCCGTCGTGGCTCCGGGCTTGACTGGATTCTTTTCAAGGTACTCATTTACTGCGTTCTTGATTTCTTCCGGCGAAATCTCCCCACCAATTCCTTTTAAGCATAATTCGTATAAATATTTCTCTTTTCTTGTGATTGGCTTCGGAATTTCACCCGTATAATCACCCGTCAAGTACGCAAGATACTTTTCTTCTCTTGTCACTGGTTTATCTGCCATCTTTTTACTCCTCTCCGAATAATGTTGGCTCGTCTGGCTGAGCTTCTTTGACCATTGCTACTGCCTCGTCTTTCGTCATTCCTTCAAACTTCACGAAATACAGCCATGCTGGAACCTTGCCAGTGGTCACATACTGCCACCATCTCGCACGGTCGTTTTCACGTACATACAGGATGTCTCCGAAATCATAATTGACCTCGTATGCTCCGACAGGTGCGAGTCCGTACAGGTCAGCGTAAACGTTTAATGCGTAAATAACTTCGTCCAGACAGGATTCCAGTTTGTCTCGAACATCTTTGATAAACTGCACTGTCCTCTGCTGTTCTGCTTCTACGCCTGTAGCCGTCTGAATACCGCTAGATTCGTTAAAAACAAAGTACCCATTGGAGAATCCAATCTTATATCCTAACTGGCTTAAAAGGGCATTTATGCCGCTTATACGAGTATCCGTGTTGAGCTGTGGATTGATCTCCTGATAGAATTCTTTCGCGTCCTGTCCGAATACATTCTTAACAAAGTGCGGTAACCTCATCTCATTCCGTCTGTTCTCCATGCCCTGTGGTGACATGGCTGATACAGGTGTACCGCTTGGCATCAGCAGTCTATCATCTGCCAGAACAATCTTCTGAGAGTCAAAAATCTCTCCGGCATTACGGCTGTATGCAATGTCGAGGTCTTTTAACTCCTCGATAGCTTCGGCAAAAATCGGCAATCCCAATGGTGCATTAATATCCACGTTATTCGCTTGCGGCGTCCGCAGTACTCCGTACAGAGGCCCGTCCAGCTTCTCTCCATTTGCCTTGAGAATCGGCGGCGTATCTGCCATAAGGTCAGCCCATTTGGTCTGTTTAAGGTCAATCTTATCGCCGATTGACTGAGGGGATTTTGACACATAGGCTCTATTAGAAACGTAGTACGGATAGGTTGTCACTCCGTCCACGGTGGTCTCGACAAATCTATGATATTCAAGCCGTGTGTAGTATTTCCGTCCAACAGTATAGGAATCCTTAAATATAATCCCCTTTATTTCCTGATTGTCATAGTCCACAATCATCACGTCTGCCGGAGTGAATACGTCAATGCTTTCACCATTTGGCTTAATAAATACTGTTCCATAAGCACAGCCATATTCTACCCAGTGACGGATTTGAAAATATACCTTGTCGATCTGTTCCTGTAGCCACGTAGCCCTTGCAGAACCGTCTATCTGAATGCCGATCGCCAGCGTTGCGAGCCGAGCTGTTTCTGAGCAGACAGATTTAGCAAAATTGATCGTCTTGATATTATTCTTATCATCCAGCCATTCCGGCGCACCTCTGTAAATGTTCGCGCACCGGTTAATCAGCGATTCCATCTCTGGAAATTCTGCTGCCTGAATGTTGAAGTCCTCTTCGGCTTGTTTTTTGAATATCATATTAAACCACCTTTTTAGTGTTGTTATAAGTCCCATTATGCACTGTAACCTCTCCTGTTAAACAACGGCTCATAAGCATATCTAAGTGCCGAGATTGCGTGGTCGTTTCCGTCAGGATAACCACTTATTACATTTCCCTCTTTGTCCCTGTCATACTCATATTCTGTGATTTCCTTATATGCGTTCGGTGTTCGCTTCGGGTCAATAACAAGAGTCTTTGTCTGTAAGAATTTAAAGCCATACTCGATACTTCCCGGCCCCTTAATTGCTCCTCTGGCAGGAAGTCCGGCGTCCCGGAAGTCGTTCACGGACTTAGGTTCCGCAGAATCACATATCATCGTATAATCGTCATAGCCTTTTTTCTTAATCCAATCAGCGGTCTTGGAGTTGCTCCATTTATTTACATACAATTCATCAATTAGATATATCTTCTCTCTGGCGGAATCATAATAAGTTCGGAGATAGCAGAAGGCATCCGGGTACCATCCATAATCTACGCCAGCGAAAACACGATCCATGCGACTAATCTCTTCATCTGTAATATCTCTGATTTCGAGATATTCAAATACGTTTCCGCCGTCACCATTTGGGACGCCCAGGTATTCATGCTCATAGGCTTCTGGATTGATTTCTTTCAGATGTGCTGCATCGTCAATAAACTTCTGTCCAAGCCACTCCGCCGGGGCTTCCAGATAACTCGAATGATGGATAACTCTTTTCGGGTTAGGCGTGAGCTTAATCCTGTTTACCCAGTTCGACTTTGATTTTGGTGGGTTATACGATGAAAAATCATAGGACTCGTCACCACCACGAAGCACTGACTGATTAACAGAACGTTCCTGTGTGTCTCCCTTCATTTGATCTTTTTCCTCTTTCCAGAGGATTCCAATATATCCAAACTCCGGCTTAATGGATTTCAGTTTGGTTTCATCGTCCAGACCACGGAAGTATATTGTCTGTCCAGTCTTAATATACTTGATCTCGAGTGGTGACACCTTGCATTCAAATTCTTCCATCAGTCCCAGTTCGTTGATAGCCCATTTCATGTTAGCATATACAGAATCTTTCAGAGTACCGGCCACCTGTCTTGTAATGCAGGCGTGCATCTGAGGATTATTCTTGATAAGCTCAACAATCTTAAAAGCTACGAATGAAGATTTCAGACCACCTCGACCGCCCTCGAATACATATTCGATATTAGGCTTGATTTGCCGGTTAATGTCCACGAATGCCTTGCCGAGTACTCTGGCAGGAAGTTCGTATTTGCTTTCGTCTGATTTTGATACAGCTACTAACTGCTCCCATTTATCCACTGCCTGCATATTTCCTTTGATAGCTTTATCGTATACAGCAGCTACAATGCAGGCGTTATTATTTGCATCCTCATCAGATATTCCCATCTTTGTGAGCTTCTTCTTTGCAGCAGTCGGGGCGGGGTTCTCAGCTATCATTTTTGCTAATTCAGAAAGGGTTTTCTTTTGACGACGTGCCTGGCCTGATGCAATACCGCCTTTTCTGGCCATTTCTCGAAGTTCGCTCGGAGTTCGTTCAGAATTCGGTATTAAATTTTTCTCATTTGCCATCCTATCAACATCCAATCATATCCTTTCTGAATTCAAAAAAATCCCCAGTATAGCAGTTATATACAAATATAATACCACACTGGGGAGATTTAGCTCTCTACCACTTTTATAAATTTTTAAGTTTTTTAAAGTCTGCCAATCAGCTTAGCTAAATGATAATATTCCGCCATGACCTTACGTTTGTAGCCATAGAAGTCGTTCTCCGTTGCAGGAACCGTCCTAATCTTCTCCATTGTCCGATAGCCGATGCTGTTGACGATACTGTCATAGATTTGTGATTCGATGCCGGGTGCATATTTGATAGATACCTGTAACAGATTGTATTTGTCGCTCTCGTTAAGATTCCGCAAGTGGCTTTGTAATGTCGGTATATCGTCCGGTGGTACTCCGTAATCACTCAATGTTGCCTTTCTCAGTTTCATTTATTTCACCTTCTTCATTTAAGTTCCAGTCACATGGTATGCCTTGAAAACATTCTGGACAGTGCTCGTAGAATCCGCAGCCTTTGCAATCCACTGGCTGTCCAGTACAATATTGCCGTAGTACGTGGTATGCTGATATAGCAAGATTTGGCGTTATGTCTGGTGTAGGTTTATTATTCATTTCTCCACCTCTTATCGCTTACTTTTTATCGCTTGTTTTCATCGCTTGTTTCTGTAATTTCTCTCAAGCAGGCATTCCAACCAACCGCAATAATATCTTTTTGTGATTCTACATTGTCATTCGGAACGATATACTCTTTTTTCTCCGGCAATGGCTTCAATGGACACCATTTAGGTCTTGATTTGCTTTCGTAATCATAATGTTCTTCTGTCATCAGAATTACATCATAATCTAAACAATCAGCTAATTCACAATAACCCACATATTCAAGTTCACCGCAGTATGAAGTTCCGAACGGGCAATCATAGCAATTTTCTGGTGCGTCTATCACTAATACTGATTTACTCATTTACTTCACTTCCTCTCAGCATTAGGCTCAACGTATTATATCCCGGACAACCTTTGTATTTCTCATCCATACGTTTTTCTAGTTCATCTAAAAGTTCCTTCTTTTCCTGTTCTGTCATTGTGTCCTCACTTTCCATATCTTTTCAAAACTTCTACAATTGCATTAATGTGCTCTGACAGTGCATCTAAATCTTCGTCTTTAATTACTCTCAGTCCACGGCTCGACTTAAAATCTTCAATGGCATATACACCATCTTTGATTTCCTTAAATTTCTTTGCCATTTCGCTTTCTTTTATGGCTTCGGAATCGTATTTGTATAACACTTCATGTTTATCGCATTCTCCAATGTCGGTTTCAATTTTGGTTCGTTTAGGAGTTATGCGTACAATCTTTGCCGGATACACCATGACGTGTCTAAAATTTGTTCCCCATCCGCACCGTACTTCTCTTGCAACTCCAACCACGTCTCCGACTTTTAAATCATCTTTATTTATCGGATTTAATTTTCCTATTACCATCCTCTTGTCATCCTCACTTTCCCCATGTAAGTACCTGCCCGTTATTCTGTAAATAAATCACCGGCGCAGCTTTACGCTCCATATCTCTCAATCAGCTCCTTATAATCATCACAAATCTGAATGTGATGCTTCTTTTCCAAATCATCAACCATTTCAGACAATGATGTTTTCCCAGAATTAATATCATTGATGTAGTTATTAATTCTTTTTACGGACTTCATGTAGTGTTTCCATCCCCATCCATGCAATTCGTGCATTACATAGAACAAAATCACAAAATTCAGCACGTCAGACCAGTTCTTTCCATCCTCGAACCCATCATCAAAGGCTTTCATCTCCATCTCTTTTAATTCTTTCTGGCAGTTCTGGATAGACTGCGCAAACATATGAGCCTGCTGATTCGTATACGGAATGAATGCTTTCTTTTTCTGCTTGATTTTTAACTTTCCCATCCAACAGCCCTCCTTATGTTTTCTGTTAAAGCATCAAACTGTTTTAACATCTTCCGACATCCGTTTCTGGTCACCTGCATATCTTCGGCAGAGTCATCTATCCAATATTTGCCGTCAATCAGATAGCTGTTATCCAAGAATGTACGGAATCTGTATTTTGTAAGTCCGAATTTATTCATAATTTCTCTTTGCGTCAAGGGCTCTACAAATTCACCATCTGCTGTAACAATGTCATAAAGTTTCATTTTATCTCCTTGTTTATCTTTCTTATTCCGTACCCAACTGGAGTATATGCCCTGTCGGTACTGGGGTGGTTTGTTCTGAGTAAACCATCATCAATCAACTGATTGATATGTTTCCAGACCGTAGCTCTCCCGGCATCTACCTTTTCAGAAATCTCCGTAATCGACGGTGCATATCCAACCAGTTTAATATAACTGACGATATACATATATATTTCTTTTCTGAGAGCCTGTCCCTGTTCGTATCTATTCTTTGTGTTGTACGGCATTTTGATTCTCCTTTTCCAATTCTTTTGCCTTATTAAACATCTTGGAAAGATAATTCGAATAAGCAACAAGCATGTGATCTACAAATCCATTTTTGTTATATTTTTCAGATACAACATGGACCTGTTCAACTACCTGCTGCCAGTATTCATCTTTTGCCTCAATTCCGGCAGTCTGGAGGACCAGTGCCGGAAAGTCAATCTGTAAAAACTTTATGGTGTTCGGTATCTGCTCATGCGTCACTCTCATACTTACGCACCTTCTTCTACCTCAAAACTCTGTTCAAGAAGTCGCTCGTTATCCTTGCTAAACGCCTTTATATAGCTCTGTTTTATCGGCCTGATAAAATGTATGCCGTTAGCTGATTTAGCCCGGGAAACAGCCACATAGAACTGTCCAGGATCCCAACAGCAAGGGTCAATGTTGATTTTTTCAAATGTCTGTCCCTGTGATTTATGAATGCTGATTGCCCAGGCAAGTTTTACCGGGAACTGAGAGAAAGAGCCTACTTTCTTACGGACAATCTTCTCTTTCACGATCTTCTGACCATCCTTTTCTTGTTCGGATTCCTCAATAACCTGTTTCTCAATGTCTTTATTGTATCTATATAAGCTAACTGTTTTGCCCTTATCAGTTTTGATAACCAGATAAGATTCTTCAAATTCTCCGTTTTCCACAATTTTCTGAATGATGCCAATCGTTCCATTAACGTAGTTTCCAGACAAATCATTGACTGTAATCATCACTTTTGCACCGATGTTAAGAATTAAGTCCTCTCTGGCAAATGCAATGTTCTTAATATCGGCAGATGTTAGCTCGCCGTCAACTGCTGCATGAAACACTTTTTCGGTCTTTTTATCCAACTTGCCAAGGAAAGTATTGTTAATTCTGTCAGCTTCTGCATTAGTGCCAACCAAGAACGGCGCTTCCGGTATAACTTTGTCTGATTCGTTGTTCTCCAGATATGCAATGGATTTTCTAATATTGTTGCCATATTTAATATCATTCAGCACATACTTAAATCCCTCATCATTCTGCCTGCATACCTCATCAAGTTTGATATATTCAAATCCCATTTCTTTCCAGTATTCAGACATGAAAGCATATCCATGTTCATACTTTCCACCCTTTCCATAATCAGATCCATACATCCGACAGAGAATTTTTCGATCGTCTGTCGTGATAACTGGGGGAAGCTGGTAGAAATCGCCTATCACGATTAACTGAATGTCTTCTTTGTCCTCTCCGATTAGAAGTCTGTCAACTGCTCTCTCTTCATTCTCCGTGATGATCGTCTTTGCAATCATATTGAACAAATCGAACCGGCACATGCTGATTTCATCAATGATAAGAACATCTGCTTCTTTCAGAAGTTCAGCTCTGGATTTCACCTTTTTCTTATAGTCCTCAAATTTAATTGAAATATTCAATGCTCGGTGTACGGTAGTTGCCCCATATCCGATATTATCCGCTGCAATTCCAGTAGTGGCGGATACCAGAATATTTTTACCAGCTTTTTCCGCCTCATCGATGAACGTTTGGATAACCGTTGTCTTGCCTGTTCCTGCGTCACCTGTCAGAAAAACATTACTGCCAGACAGCATCGTATCTAATGCATATCTCTGCTTTTTATTGAGATCGTCTTTTTTCATTTTGTAACCACTCCTTGTAATAATTATGTCAACTAAATATTTTTACAATATTCAATTAATTTTGTCATATTAAATCTAATTGTATATGCTTTTTAATTTTGTAACCCATGTGTAACCGACTTTTTCAACCTATTGGTTACGCAAAAAACCCTTATTTTATGCGGGTTTCAGAGATATGTAACCGTGTAACCAATGTAACCAAGGTTTTTATATAGGAGAATCACTAGAGTATATGTTTTTTATACACTCTCAAACTTTCTCCTATAGGATGTTTTTTTTCGTGTTACAACGGTTACATGGTTACAAATTACGAAAACGGAACATTTGTTTCGGCATCAGCTGGCAGAAAACCAGTTTCAATAACCTCATTTTCTTGCTCGTTTTCAAGACTTTTTATATCAACAATCTTTACCGCAATAAGCCTCATTACACTTCCACCGTCTCTTTTTAGTACCGTATCTCTTTTTCCTGTGTGCTTGATTAACTCTCGATTAATCGCCCAGGCCGAAAAGGCTTTTCTGGAGAATCCATTGTTCTTCAAAAGGTTTTCAAGAGGTTTCGGATAAAAATATACATATACATCTCCATATTCATCTGGCGTTTCCTTGAATCCCCACTGATCACAGCTAAATTGCGCATCAAAGTGCTGTCCGTACACTGAGAGACTTTCAAGAATGAATTCATAGCATCTCTGACCTTCTGATACATCTTTCTTGCGTGTAGGTATGTCTACAACGTCCTCGACCGTCAGCTCACGTCCATCCTTAAATATGAAATCTGTAGCTAATTTGTCAGCCAGCAGAAGTGTAGATATTGCCATTACCTGCTTTGCTGGAAAGTCATATCCGTCAAAACCTTTCTCAATTTCGGCTTTCATTTCTTTCAGATCATCCGATGTGAACTGTTTGAGATTTCCAACGAACACTCTTCCAGCAAAGCCGTAGTTCTTCACGACAATGCCGTTAATCTCTGCTGGATTCTCGTAAATATCCTCACAACATTCAATTTCAATAATTCTGTTGATAGCTCCGCCGGAATCTGCAAATTCCGAAATAGGGTTCTCACCGTTGCAAATAGTCACATTACTCCATGTATTTTCCTTAGCTGCTCCGAGGTCCTTATTTGAACGTGCTTTTCCTTTGCCAGAACAGAGATTGTAAATCAATGTTTCGTAGTTATCCCGGATATACTGAGAAGCATTCTTCGAGTCGTCCAGAATCATCGGAAAGTTATTGAGCATATCTGCCCTTGTCTCCAATGATGTATCTGTTGAACGAAAATTCCCAACGTAAGCTCCCGGCGCAGGATTTCCCCAAACAGAAGCAGCTATATTGATTGTTACTGTCTTTCCACCGCCTGTCTGTCCGTAGAAGTCCACGATGAACGGCAGCACATCAAGTGGCTGTATAAGGACACTTGCAAAAGATGCTGCCAGTGCTATTCGTGGTTCTAATCGTCCGCACGACCGCAGCTGTTTAGCTAGAGTCACCCATTTGAAGTAATCTCCATTTTCCTGTATGCTTTGGAATAGTGTTTTAAAGCGGTATTCGCCATCAAAAACAATTGAAAGGTCGTAAGGGACAAATACATTGCCATGCCACCCCAACTTGCTTGTAGAGTGCTGTATGTCGATCATATCGGCATTGTACATTTCAACATCCGCCAGATACTTTACGAGAAGCCTTGCATTCTCTGAGTTGACCTGCACCCCGAACCTTGCAAGATTAGTTATTGCCCTGGAAGTCACAATGTCAATTTTTGGAACAGTTATTTCTGTCCAATATCCATCCCTTTTAAAAGCCACCGTGATCTGTTCCTCTCCTGTCTCGATGTTTTTTAGCCGACGTATCGGCATGATTGGGTGGTGACATACAAGTTCTCTTGCCTTAGATGTTTCAGAGGAAAATATTCCGTTCTCTGTAGCTATCCAGCTACCACAAGCCATGTTAGGATATTCCTTATCAACAGAATCAGGATAAAAGTTTGTGATGTTTTCAACTAACTGCATAGAACGATTTGCTTTTTCTTCTTTTTCCTTTTCCTGTTCTGCTTTCTGGAATTCCTTTATGAATTCTTCTACTATATGCTTCGCTTTCACACTTTTTGCCCGGTCCATCAGCTTAAACTTGATTTCTGAACGGTCAATTTTACTTTTTACAGAAAAAAGTTCTTCATACAGCTGCTTTTCCATAAAGTCTTGCGCTTGTAAATTTTCAATGTTTTCAAGAATTTTTCTCACCTCCTGACTTAACAGATAGCAATTCATGTCTGCTTTTTTCTTTCTCAAGATTAAACTGGCACATATACCACTCTTCTGAATCAGGAGGGAACGTTTTTAGTGCTGTTTCGTACATAAGTATGTTCTTTTCTACCTGCTCAAGCTCGTTTGGGACCTGAACGGGATTGTACTTTTTCGTTTTAATATCCCGCATTTCATGTCTGATCTGGTTGCGACTTTTACCTTTTTTAGAGATATAAGTACCGCCCAGCTCGATAAATGCAGTGCTAAAAGGAACGGATTCGTATTGCATTACGAAATCAAACACATCGCCACCGGTTCCGCAGCCAAAACAGTAAAAGGAATCATCGTAGATTTTGCAGGATGCTGACTTTTCTTTGTGAAAAGGGCAACATATAAATCCTGCTCTATTCGGCCTTAGCCCGTACCTGGAGAGAATTTCTGACATTTTTACCGACTGTTTGATTTCTTCCTTAGTCATGACAGCAGCTCCACAATCCGCCGCCCGGTTTCTTCTTTTGCACAGAATTCAAATCGAACTCCGTATCTATCCCTGATTGTGCAGAGAGATTTATATAACTGGCAGCCATCAACAGCCTTATCAGAAATTACAGTCTTTACTCTCTTACCGTTTACCGTCTTCCAGATGACTTTGTGTTTTCTTGGGTTCTCCCAAAAATACACATCACCAACTGATTTGATATCTGGCCCGTGTTCGCATAGGATAATCAACTGAATACCTGATTCACGTGCTCTGATAAGCTCTGCTTTGAATCTTTCATGCTGCTGGCAGACATTTCCACAAAGCTCTTGCAAATCCTTTTTACGGTCAATACAGAGTTTTGCATTGTCCAGCGATTGATAATCTCCGCAATACAATTTCGAGCGAAAATACTGCACTCCAAGGTCATCAAACTGTTTTTGAATCCGTTCCCATTCCTTTTTGTGTTCTCTTGTGTCTACTTGTATAACCATTAAAAACACATCCTTTTAATTGAACGGAAGGACATCATCTGCCACGCTGTCTGGAATACTCATGAAGTCCGTACCTGCCGGATTCGATCCCATGATAGCTTCTTCTTTCAGATGATCGTCATAGGCTTTTGTGGTACGCTCTTCTGGGATGTCTGCATCCTTAATTCCCTCAATACTTCGGAACCATGCGAGTTTGTGACGCTTCACTTCTTTATTGTCGTACCAGTCTCTCTCCAGACGGAAGATGCCGCCGATCAGTTTTCCTTTAAACTGCTGTTCGAAGTTGTCACCCCACTTAACAGCAAAGCCCGGATTTGACTTTTCTACGCATGTGATAAATGTTTTAAGGTTGCGGACACCATACTCTACGCTCTCGTCAATAACCATGTAGTTTGTACCGGCATTCGGATATTTCTTGTCTGGACGAATATCATTCTCAAACTGCTTCATAAAGTACCCTGCCTGCTCGTCTCCTTCTGCGAAATCAAACAAGATAACGAGCATATCAAGCCCACCCTGGGATTTTTTCTCTGATACCTGCTTAATTACCATTTTGTGTCCGCCAAGAGCAATCGGTTCAAATTCTCCTGCTGCCTGTGTTGCATCATACGCTGTTGGTTTATTCATCTTTATTCTCTCCTTTTCCTAATTCGTAGTAATCTCTAATAATCTTATCAACTTCTGCAAGGTCGTTATCAATAGTTAAGCTGTCAAACATACCGATCGGGGACTTACTTACCGCTCCCTGGCTGGACTGAGTGACAAATAAGTGTTTTCCACTCTCTTCGATGCAGCGGAGAACAATCGTAAAAAGACCTTCTAAACAAATCTTTTCGTCAAGTAGCTTTCCGATGGTTTTTGGCTTCACATCTCCAGAATCATCCTTTTCTTCGTGCATCATCATATATACGATCTTGTCCTGCGGCACTTTCGTGACGATAAACTGGATTAACTGCCAGAAGTAATCCCCGATGTCATTGTACAGAGCGAATACCGCATTGCCTTTTCCGGCAGAAGCGTGTCCACGCATAAAGTGGTTTGTGATAAGATATCCTGCATCATCAATCACAATTGACTCCGCTTTTGATGCGATCAGGCACTTCATTACCTGCTGGTAATCATCTGTAAACCATCCGTCAATCTTTCCTTTAAACGGAAGCGGTTTATTCAATACTCTAATAAGATTCCAGTGTTCATTCTGGCAGTTTCTAAGACTGGTACTCTTACCAGAACCAGATTTTCCAATAATTAATACGGGTGTTGCCATTGCTATTCCTCCTTGTCATAAACCACATGCTTGCTGCCCTCAATAATCAGCAAACTTGCGATATCCTTCATTGATAAGGTTGATTCGTTATAGATTTCAACCAGCGCGTTGTAAGCACCTGTTGATACTTTCACAACCGGGTTATCTTTCCCAGTTACCAGTTGCTTCTTCCTAGCCGGAATACGGATTTCAAATTCACTCATTCGTTTCCTCCTTATACGATTTCTGAGCCGTTAAAAGCCCGTTCAGAGCCTGTACGTAGCTCGCCAATGTTCTTGCCTTGTATGATTCTTCAATAGGGTTATCCGGGACTGTGGCAAGCTGTATATCAATCAGTCTCAGGACCTCATTAATCCTCTCGTCCATGTTCACACCGCCTTGAAAAAACAGTACAGGTTGTCTGATGCATCTCCGAACTTCTCTCCGTCGATATCTTCGGCTTTGTGGTACTCCACATGGTCCAGAGACATATCGCAGTTTTCATAATCCAGAATGTAATCACCTCTGGATTGAAGCTCTCTGAGCAGTTCATTAATACATCCTGCTATCTCCAGACTGGGAAGAAGTTTCATAATTGCTATCTGCTTACTCATTTGGACACTTCCCATCTATCAGAAGTTCCAACAAGAAAGCTTTGATTATTCTGAGACTTTCGCGACTTGCATTCTCATAAAATGGGTTAAAAGATACGCTTTGGTACAAATCCCACTTAAACACGTCTTCGGGAAGATTAACATTTTCCTTCCTTTTGAGTCCACATACGTGCATGTCATAAATTGAATAACTGAATGTGACACTTGCTGTCGGAACTTCGTTCACAACTCTTTTGCATAATCCATATATTTCATCAATCTCTTTCTCGAACATCTTCTTATCCTCCTTATTTCCTACCGCCAGTCTGCTTCCATCTGGCGTACTGCCCATGCTGCCGAGATACCGAAAAAGATGTTCAGCCAGATAGGTATATCCACATATTTCCCGGCGAGCATGCATGTGGCGATCAGCATATACTCTTTCATTTTATTTCATTTCTCCTGCAATCCACGCAAGGTTGCTCGCCACCAGCGCGGCGACTGTCACAATCCATGCAGTGAACCATCTTCTTGATTTCTTCTTACTCTTCTCGACAATTTCAGTCGCAAGTGCTACTTCGATATCAGCCCATGTTGGCTGATTTTCGTTTTTAATTTCACTCATATCTAGCTAATTTCTCCTTATTTTTTCTTATTTGTCTTTACAATTAGCAGATAGAGAACTATAATGTATCTATCCACTAAGGTGTTTTAGTGGTGCAAAGCTCCGGGGCGGAGGCCCAATCTCCCTCCGGGGCACTCACTTATTGAGAGCCTCTTTGCCTTTCCAGACATGACCAGTTACTTCATAGACTTTCCTAGGGCTTATGATGTATGTGATTCGTCCACCGGAAAGGCTTTTTGCTGGCTTGTTATTCTGCACAGCCACACCAATTGGCAACCATCCATACACAATCCCTGCCCGGATTGCTGTAACAGGAAGTCCGATCAATTGGCTCGCGTCGGCTACGGTCAGAATTTCTGACGAGAATTCCGGCATCTGTGGAATGCCTGATATGATTCTTGCAACCTCTGCAGCGAACTGATGAACTTCTGCATTTTCTTTGACGTAAAGATTTACTTCTTCTGGGGTCATAATTATTCACCACTTTCTTTTTCTTTTACAAAATGCTTTTCCATCAGGTCGGCAATCATAAGGTACTCTTCCGCAATTTTGCCCTCTCTGGTATTTTTTACCTGTTCGCGGAACTCTGGAATTGTTCCTAAGAAACAACCGCAAGATACTCTGATCTGCTTATCTTCGCACTGAAAGAATGTAGTTGTACGGAACTGAGTGCCGAAACCATGAATGGTTGTATAGTCTGCATTGCCGGAGACCTTTGCATTGCCGCAGACCCTTGCATTGCCGGAGACCTCTGCATTGCCGTAGACCCATGCATTGCCGGAGACCTCTGCATCGCCGGAGACCCTTGCATTGCCGGAGACCCATGCATTGCCGTAGACCCTTGCATTGCCGTAGACCCTTGCATTGCCGGAGACCCATGCATCGCCGGAGACCCTTGCATTGCCGGAGACCCATGCATCGCCGGAGACCCTTGCATTGCCGTAGACCTCTGCATTGCCGTAGACCCATGCATCGCCGGAGGACTGTTCAAGGTTTTCCTCTTTCTCAATCCACCCACCAGTTTCTCCCTCTTCTACATCTCCAAATGATATAAGCGCCTTGATACGGAAAAGCTTCTTTCCAAAGATGTTGATTTTTGACTCTGCTGTCAGTTCGAATTTTTTCATTGATTGGTTTTCCTCCTTGTATTTTCCTTGATGTAAGCATCAACTTCGCTCATATATTTACTCCTTTCATTATTGCTTCAATTCTTACCACCCTAGCACTAAACGGATTAAAACTGTTGTCACACTTGCTACAATTGCTGGAATCACATATTCCATAATCGGATGGCGTTTCATATTTTTTACCTCCTTACTTTGCTTTTATCTCTTAATACGATTTTTATTCAACCTATTGTATTTCCTTTCCCCTCTACCTATAATGCATTTACAGGCACCGACATGCCGAGTATAACGAAAGGGGAATTATATGGTTGAAACAATTACACGACTGTATCATTGCCACAAGATTCACAAACACGTGACTGTTTATGAAGAGTATGAGGTTTCTGATAGCGGTCGCCACCTACTGCGGTGCTCATGTCCATATCATCAATACACGGAAATGAAGCCGCACTGTGATGGGTATAATGATCATGGTTTTCAATGTGGTTATGCAAAAAATCAATAACCAGACTCACTAACTCATCTGGTCGCTCACTTGGCGATAGATAACAGTAAAGCCGAAGGTCACATTTGCAACAGTCTCCACCAGATTCTTTGCAGTGTTGACTGACGGCTTTATTAAATTGTAATGCGTCCATTTATTCTCCTTTTCAGTAGCATTATTGCGACTGCTGTGTAAAAAAAATGTCTATTGCTTCGTCCCTGCTTAAAGGAACTGCGCTTACAATTCCGTGAATTTCACCGATTGTAAACTTCTCGCCGCCGTCTTTCAGCTTGCGGTAAAAAGTACTTCTGTCCATACCAATTGCGCTTGCAACAGCTTCTTGCGTATTTCCATGCTCAACAATTTTACCTTTAAGTCTTGCTATATTTACAATCACAAGTTTTACCTCCTTTCCAGTAGCATTATTGCGACTTTGTGATTATATATTACCTCTTGCAGTCGCATTTGTCAATACTAAAAATCGCATTTTTGCAATTATTTTTGTTGCATATTTGCATCACTTGTGGTATTATAATTTCAAGGAAAGGAGGTGTGGAAAATGTCGGAAACTGGTGAACAAATGAAAAAAAGAAGAAAACAACTTAATATGAGTGCTGATGAGTTAGCTGAGAAATTGGGAGTTTCAAGATCAACTATATTTAGATATGAAAAGGGTGATATTGATAAAGTTCCTGCTGAATACATAGATAAGTTAGCGAAAGCACTTAGCACAACGCCCGCTTATCTAATGGGATGGGAAGAGAATTTGGAAACAGACACGGATTTTATTCCAAAGATGATGTCGAATCCAAACATCGTTGAACATGTTAAGTTGCTGATTGAATTAAGCGAATCTGATAAGAAAAGCGTTTTCGACATGATTGAATTTCTCCATAAAAAAGGCAGGGATTAATTCCCTGCTTTCTTAATACCCCCATTGTTTTTTGAACGAAATAATCATGTTGTATAAAAATTTCATAAATTTTTCGCTATGTATATTTTCTATTAGTTCAATAATTTCTTTCTTATAATCCATAAACAACCCTCCCTGTCACAACTACCACCTACACTAAAATATATGCCCGGCTGTGGGAAATAGAACCGAACATTAGTTCGTTTTTGCTATTATACCACCTATTCCAACTCTTGGCAACTGCCAAATATACACATGGACTTTTGTTATTTCGTAGGCAAACTTTACAATCTCAAAGAAAATTATGCTTTTGCAGAGGAAAAATGCGAGATCACAAACTTTTCCACCGCCGTTGTTTGTATGTGGATACTTCTGGACAGAATGCTCCTGATATACCATATACGAATGAACTATCTGCATATCTTTCTGATTATTATTGGAAATTATCTTTTGTGGGGTATGTACAAGACTAAATACCTCATAGATCAGCAAGAGAAGTACAAAGCACTTAAAACATTTCTTTTCCATTTAAATCACTCTATTTCGTTCTAAATCTTTACAATATGCTCTTAAAATGATAAAATAAAAATACCACGAATAACCGTACTTTACATAATATTGCAAAATCAGCGGTACAAAATACATAATCCGCATAAAAAGTGCGAAGCGTGGCGAAAACATATCAGGAGGGTGTTTATCATGAATGAAAAGAAAAAATATTGTAAGCACTGCGGAGAACTTATTGACGACGACTGTGTAGTGTGCCCTAAGTGTGGAAAACAAGTAGAGCAGTTGGCTTCTAATAATAGAGATATCATCATTAACAATTCCGCATCTTCCTCTGCGTCCTCAGCGGCGAGTTCAGGTACACCGTATATAAAACGGAAAATGCCATGGTATTTAAGTTGGTTTTGGATTTTAATATTGGGTGCTTGTTCTGGTGGAATTTATTGGATTGTGGGAATTGTAATGAGAGTAAATTGGAAATCACATAATTAAATAAAAAACCGCCCCGGTATTGGCGTACCGAGACGGCGTTTATACATCTCCGAAGAAATGTAATATTCTGGCAAAACATATTGTATCATCTTCGGAGCAGTCGAGCAAGACAGAAAATTTGTTCGGCTGTTATTTTTATACCTAAAGCAGCTACATAAAGAAAAGAGGAATAAAAATGGCGAAGAAAAGAAAGAAATATCCAAAATTGCCGAATAACTTCGGTTCTATTCGGTTCCTTGGCAAGAATCGGAGAAACTGCTTCGCAGTGCATCCACCAGCTACGCCGGACGATACTGGTAAACTAAAACGTCCGCCGGCGATCTGCTACGTTGATGACTGGATAAAAGGCTTCACCGTCCTGACAGCTTACAAAGCCGGCACGTATCAACCAGGCATGGAGCGAACTCTTGAGGTGTCCCCTACAACTGACATAGATACTCTTATAAGCCGCTTGATTGCCGACTACAATACAATCAAGGGCGTAGAGGGTAAACACCCGGAAATTAAGAAATTGACGTTCTCAGAGGTATACGAACAGTTTTATGCGTGGAAATTTCCAGAAGGGACAAAGCTGTCATACAGTTCAAAGGAAGCATATCGGACGGCTTACACGAACTGCACCGTTCTGCACAATCGCATATTCGAAGATTTAAAGGCTCCTGATATGCAAAAGGTTATTGATGATTGCAAGCTGAAAAAGCAAAGCCAGATGGCTATTTTAACTCTGTTCAAGCAGATGTACAAATATGCCGTATACTCAGAAATTGTAACGGAAAATAAGGCGTTATATGTCCATGTTAATGCTGATAATGACACCGAACATGGAACGCCATTTTCTGATCAGGAACTACAAACTTTATGGGATAATGCCAACGATCCAGAAGTACAACTCATTCTTATTATGTGCTATTCTGGTTGGAGAATTGGCGAAGTGTTAAAACTTACAACCAACCTAGAAAAAAGATACTTTCAAGGTGGAATCAAAACAAAAGCCGGTAAAAACAGAATTGTTCCGATACATCCTGCTGTATATCATTTTGTCGAACAGAAAGTACTGGCACAAGATGGGAAACTATGCGTATATACTCAGCAACATCACAGAAAAGCGTTATTCTATCCTACGTTGGAACGTTTGGGAATAGTCGGTAATCCGAAACACACGCCGCACGATTGTCGACATACCTTTTCTGCGCTGTGTGAAAAATACGGTGTCCGGGAGAATGACCGAAAGCGAATGCTCGGCCACTCTTTTGGTGGAGATGTTACAAACGCTGTGTACGGCCACAGAACACTGGAAGAACTCCGGACAGAAATAGAAAAGATAAAAGTTCCATTTGTGACTAACTGTGACTAACGGAACCCATTTTAATCTTTCTAAAACAACCGAAATATCATTATCGAAATGCCGGAAACCCTATTAAAATCAACGTTTTCAGCGATTTAACAAGGATTTCCCACATTTCATTTTCATTATTCTAATTTTATTGTTTGTGACCAGCAAATAGGAATTGAGAATTTGCGCAAATGCCTGTAAATACAGCGTTTTTGGAACTATTATATTAGGAAATAATATTTTTATTTGTGACTAACGTGTGACTAACGATAACAGTCTAAAACTTCCGAAGTGATACTAAATATGTTTATAAATAAAATTCCCGGGGAATTAACCCCGGGATATTTTTATATGGCAATCAAATCTTTCCATGTGGCGGGTCCGCAAATACCATCCACTTCCAGAACTTCTTTCCTGGATTCCTGATAAGCTTTCAGAGCGCAAATCGTGTTCGTATCTGCTGTCCATGTAAGTTTCAGAGCTTTGCCGCCTTTTCCTTTAAAACCTCTGGCTCTTAAGATTTCCTGTAAGAGGAGCACAGATGTGTTTTTATCTCCTGCTTTTACTGTTTCTGGATTAAACATATATTTCTCTCCTGTTTGTACGGTATTAGGCAATACATTTTCAGATTTTGCGGGTACAGATGCATCAGATGTAATACCATAATCTGGTGTACAGAACTTAGTTCCGAGCATCTGGCTGTTAAGATAACTCTTTGCACAGACACCGCCGCCATTTGCAATAATTCCAGATGCACCAGAAGTATTTCCCTCGATGGTATAGAACCTGTCTCCGATTACAGCCGTTACGATGCCGGTATGGGTGAAAGTTCCATTATGATAAAAAATTACAATATCACCGATCTTTGGATTAGCGTTCCTTGTAAACAGATTACCAAGTGTTGGGCAGTAAACATAGGGCCAGTGCTTCAACAGTTTTTTTGCTTTTTCCTGTCCGAATGCTTCCATAAAACACCAACTCACGAATGCTGCGCACCAAGGCTGTCCTTGATATGATGGCTTAATGTCTCGCCAGTACTTCGTATAGTTGTTCGAACCGGCGTTTGCAGTCTTACTGTCGAGCTGACTATTACTCTTCTTTTCAAGGTATCCAATCTCATTTTTTGCAATGAGAATCACTTTTTCAATAGCTTTATCCATTGCAGAAACCTCCTCTTTGTAATCCTTATAGAATACATCCATGTCAACGTTACCACTAATGCCGGATACTTTTCCTCTACTGGAATACTGCCAGCCTACACCAACAGATGGACGCAATCTTTCCTGTACAGAGCCATTATCACTAGCCGGATAACGAGCAATCCAGCAATCGTACTTTTTCAGGGTGTCTGACAGAACGTTATTGTACCAATCAAGATTGCAGTAGATACCGACCTTATAACCGGCTTTTTTGATTCTGGTCAGAAATGCTACTGCAATATTCTCAATCGCCTGTTTTCCAAGGTTTCTCTGCTGACTCCATTCAAGGTCGTAGAAGATTGGAAAGTCCATTCCGCGTCCGCCAAGAACAGAAATTACGCTCTCAGCTTCATCAATTGCCTGTGCCGGTGTCAGAGCGTAACTGTATTTATATCCGCCGACAAGGATTCCATTTGACTTGCATCCTTTGTAGTTATGCTCAAAAGAGGAATCAGTTCCAGATTTTTGATGGATTCTCAATATTGCAAACTTAATTTCAGAATTCGATACTTTCGCCCAGTCTGGCTTACTCTGATAAGATGATACGTCAATTCCTTTAATTTCCATATTTTCTCCCTTGCACGTATTTTATTTCACTATTCCTAGTTTTGATTCTGTTACTGTCCCATCCTCATTCAGTACATAGCCATCCTTTTGAAGTCTTTCAATTACCTTCTTATTCCACAGTTCAGGAACGTCTGACCATTTTTTTAAGCCATTAATAACTCTTTCCTCATAAAATTTAACCATTGTTTTCACCTCCGATTGTTGCAACTAATGTAGCAAGTTCGTCAAGTGCCGAATCATGCGTTGATACAAGTTCAGCTAACCCGTCAATACCATCACTATTAATTAGAATCTTACGGTTAGATTCCACATTAAGCATCTGCATCACAACGTCTAACTTCTCAGACATCTCATTTAGCCTGTTTGAAACTCGATTGATAGCTTTATAAATATTAGCAATTTCCTTTTTATCCATATACACCTCCTGTTCTTAGCCATTCGGATATAAATAATTCATTAATTTGCTAAGATTTTAGATACATAAGCAGGGGGCAACGCCAAGAGCGTAGCTGACGTCGCTGTAGTACGATCCCCCGTCCATGTCCACATGACAGAATTTGTTTCCGCTGCTGGAGTAAGGCGAACGTTCCCAATAGCGGCCAGACACGAAATCACTGCTAAAGTACGGTTTCTTATATCTATTAGCAGTTGCGTTCTTAAAGTACTGATACTGTTCTCCCTCGCCTGCGAAAGAATGCTTTATACTGCCAAAAACCTCAATTTCAGAAGGTAAAAATGCATAGTCATTCGAGGTTTTAATCGTACTGCTACGGCTTCCTACAGATGCCAACTTCTTGACCTGCTTCATCATATTCTGAATATAAGTAGGCAAACATTTCTTGTACACATTATTGCACCACGTACGTCTTACACATTCTTCCCAACCACCACTATTTGTACTTGAGCCGTTTATATAACCACATTCATGTGATGCATTATAGGAGGTGTTATATTCTGTCGTAGTGTCTAAATACAACATACGTTCTGTCTGAATTGTAATAGCAGCTTTAGTCTTGCCATTGATAGCAGTCACTAAGTCATCATGTTCAATTCCGATAATTACATAGGCATAATCATTCGCTCTGTGTGACTCACTTACGCCAGTTGCATCCATGGCATTGTGATGGATGGTTCTCTTGTCGCCGACCGCCCAATAGTCGCTAATGTTGATTTTGCCTGCGTAGTGCGCTTCAATCATCTTTTCAATCTCTGCGTCTGTTCCGTCGGCAAATGTGACAATCTTGAAGCTCTCTGGTTCCCCAATCAGTCTATTACCCGCATCGTAGTTATACACGCCATCGGTAGAATATGGAAACAGCGCAAAGTAATATTGCTTGCCGTTTGTCAGCCCTGTAACGGTATATCCTGTTGTTTTGTATTTATCTCTCGTTGTATTATCAACCACAAGCGTTCCGTCATCTGGATTTGCGGGATAGCCTGTTTCTTTCATTACAAGTTTTGTACCAGCCCATGTAGAGAATGTTGAACCACTGATTACCGTGTTTTCAGGGTCTTGCCATTTAATCGTTACAGATGCGTTTAAGTTCTCGATCGTTGGATTGTTTACGGGCTTGGGAGTAACGGTTGTGCCACCACCTTTTGCGTGGAGTGTTCCGTCTTCGTCTGTGAATGTTGTCTTGCCGTCAGGTTTAACCTTACCAAGAGCTTTGATTGTAGCAATTGGGACAGTTGCATCACTTCCCCTGTCTCCTTTTGGCCCTTTGATATTTACTGTTTCGGGATTGGCAATTCCATCTGTGTTGCTCCAGCTTATGTTTCCATCAGTGTCTACACTTGGAACGAATGTAGTGCCCTTTTCTCCTTGCGGTCCAGTATCTCCTTTTGCGCCCGTATCGCCTTGCGGCCCGGTAATATTTACTGTCTGGGGGTTTTCAAGTCCTCCGTCATTACTCCAACTTATGTTTCCTTCGCTGTCTACAACAGGAGTGAATGTGGTTCCTCGCGCACCAGTATCTCCTTGCTCGCCTTTTGGACCAACCGAGCCTTGCTCGCCTTGTGGCCCAGTATCGCCTTTTAGACCCTGTACTCCCTGTTCTCCTTTTTCTCCGGGATCTCCTTTTACGCCCTGCGGTCCTGGGTCGCCCTTTGGGCCTTGCGGACCAACTGGCCCCTGCGGCCCCTGAATTTTGCCAGCATTGTTCCAATTCGTGCCGTCGAAAACCCACATTTCTCCGTTTATTAAATATGCATCGTTCTTCTCTGCACTCAGGGGGAGGTCTGCCTCAGATTCTTTTGTACCAAGGACATTAAGAGATGTTCCGTCATTTCCTTGTTCACCCTTTTCTCCTCGCGGGCCTTGCGGACCAACTGGCCCCTGCGGACCAACGTCTCCTTTTTCACCTTTTGGGCCTTGCACTCCTTGAGCCCCCATAATATTCCCAACATTTTTACTATCACCATCTGAAAACGTTATTGTTAAATTTCCGCCTGCGTCGATGCTGACTGCTGCGACCGAGATACCTCTTAATGATTCTTTCTGCTCAGGTGTCAGCGATTCAAATGTCACGGTGCCATCCACGCCCTTTTCTCCCGGATCACCTTTATCTCCTTTTTCACCTTTGGGACCTTGCGGGCCAACAAATTCTCCGGCATTAACCATCTCTGAAATGTCCTCAATGGAACACAACCGCCTTACATCATTAGCCGCAAATGCAATGTATAAGGCTTTACCAGATGGAACGGACGGGTCATTGCCAAGAATCGCAACGGGCTCTCCGGGACGAATTTTCGACGTATCAAAATCGGCGTACATACCGCGCCGGAATTGTATTGTGTATGTATTGGCCATATTAGACTTACCTCCTTATGAAAGGAAATTATTTTTTATGTAATCCTTTACGGAATCAAGATTTTTCTGCACATCGTCATTCATCACAAGGAAATTACCCTTATTATTCTGACTGATAATACTTCCTGTGTTTTCATCTACTTCTGAATAGGTATAAGCAATGCGGCTCCCTTCTCCGGTGCTAAGATTCATAAAACTTGTTAAAATCTTCTTCATGATATTACCTCCATTTGATTGATAATGCTTAATCTGTCGTTAGTAAGTTCTGATTCATAATCTACTTCCGAGACCTCTGTTTCTTCTGACTCATAATTTGGCTCCGGGATTTCTATATCTCTTGCGTCTGTATAAGCTGTATCTCCCCGGTCAGTAAATCGCATATGTTCATATTCAATTTGTCTTGCTTTGATTTCGAACGAAAATTTAAGTCCCGGAGTTCCTTTTACAATAAAATAATTCTGCTCTTTCTCAGCCACCCAGCAGTCGCCCTCTCCTTCTCTTTGCAAGAACACATAATATTTAATGCCGACATTTGCAGATTCCTGAAAGATATCATCTATGTCAATCATACAAGTCCCGTCATCCGATATTACAGATTCACCGATATCTCCAAAGAATGGGGTTGGCATTTCATAGCAGTAAAAGAGCTGTTCATCATAGTCTACCGTCGAAACTGATCTTGATTTTGTCCCGCTTACTTTCAACTTCCCTCTAATAGAAGCATCTGCAAGGTCCGTTCCCGTTCCGGTGCTATAGAAATGACCACTGGCTTCTACGTGCGTACCTGCTGTAACTTTTTTTGATGCCGAAACGCTGTCTGCCGAAACGCTGCTCGCCGAAACGCTGCTCGCCGAAACACTAGTTTCAATCAAGACTGAGTTTGCGTGTACGGTTCCTGTATAAAGATTGATTCCTCTAATACGCGTTCCATACAATGTCCCGTACCCCGGTACATATATTCCTGTATTCGTCTCTGAATAGATCTCTCCAGTTGAAGCATCTAGTATTACTTCTCCATACGTACCACTTGCTGAAAGCTTTTTAATTCCAACTTTCCATCCTGCTAATTCACCCGTGTTAATATAATCAGCATTCATGTACACATTGCCATTTGATAGATACAGACCTTTATTACTGCTGTTATCGCTTAGCACGTTAATAATCTCTTGTTTAGACATTTTTCCTATGTCGAGATCACCAAGTGCTTTGTCTGTATAGCGATTCGCATTCGATAACGCTGTCGAAGCTTTATCTTCCGCAACGCTATATATTGTATCGCCGTTTGTTAACGCAAATGTGTTAGGTCTGAGCGTAACATTTCCGTAGTTATCAATCGCAAATGTTGATACTCCAGAACTGTTTGTAACGTTGATGTTCTTCAGATTAATCAAATCAGCTGAAATCTGTCCGGATTTAATATAGGAAGCATTTATATACAGATGTCCGTTCTGCATATAAATTCCCTCTTGCTTACCGTTATCCGTTAAAGCGTTAAAAACTCTTTCAAAATTGACAATTTTTTCAGCATCCAGTTCCCGCCAAGCGCCATCAGTCCCAGAAAACATATATACCTGGCTTGTAGAGAAGTTCATGAAAATCGAGCCGTCATGCTTTTTATATTCTTCACTTTTCCACTCAGATGCCGGATAATTCTGCAATGTTGGTGTATACGTGCCATAATAGTTCGGGATAGTCACATTACGAACTGTCCCATCCACAACGTCCTTGGCGATCTGTTCAATAGTTCTACTTTTCAGTGTAAAGTTTTCAACCTCTAATGTGACAGCACCTGTGTCGGCATCTATTCTTAATGTCGTATTCCCGTTATTATCTTTCGCTGTGAATCCTCTTGTGTTAATCCATTCTGATTGAATACCGATGGCATAGAGAATATTCAGAACGGCATCTCCATTACTATCAAAGCCGGCTTTCCATGTCTGACTGCCGTCTACTGACAAGAAGAATCCATCAGCACTTGTCTTATAAATTACTTTAGAATCAGCAAGTGTAGGCTTATCATGCCGGTACGTAATTACGGAACCATCTTCTTGTACTTCCTCTGTATAGAAGAAACCCAGCGTGTTTGCTGCAAGCTCGTTCATTTGTTTGAGCTTTACGTCATAGGCAGATAGTTTCTTTTCTATATCTTTTTTTGACTGCTCTACCGCTGTTTGCTGATCACCAATAAACTCGCTTGCATCTTCTTCAGCACTCTTTGCGCTACAACTCCATGATGTTGAACCGCCGAACACGAACTCTATATCTGTCACAAACGATCTAAAGACACGATTCTTTGTATCAATAAATTCAACTGGATCGCCAAAAGTGGCGTATCCGTTGGCAATTCCGTCGCATGAGAAAGGACGCATTCGCAAACCGATTAATTGATTTCCAATAGCTTCGACTCCTGCCTGTGCATTGCCCGACAATAGCTGATTGTCAATAGTAATCACATAGCCGTCCTGACCTGACATATATTCGGTCTCATCTTCTACATATTTGACACCTGTTACAATAACATCGTCTACGTCATATTGTAGATTCTGAATTGAAAATAACGCGTGATAATCGTTATTGCTTAACGTACCACCATCAATCACAGTCCCCATTGTCCATGGATTAAGCGTGCCGCCATCCAGATCATCACCATTTGTCCAGTTCTTTACTGCTCCACCATCGTAAATAGTCGTATTGGTAAATGTCTTATCAAACGTAATAATCCTGAGTAAGTCATTTTCGTCGATTCTTGCATTTCCACCGGCTATCC